ATTCGGATCCGGGTATCGAGCTTCGAGGCTAGATCCAGCGGCATTGGAGCTGCCCCACGAGGGTGTCGAAGGCGAGACAGGGCGCGCCTTCACGGTTTTCGAACATGGAGGCGGTTTTGACGAGGATTGCGGCCCGCGCGATCGCAAGATCCGGGGCATTCTCGGCAAATCCCGCCGACAGGGTCACCTGGATCAGACCATCAGGCCCAATTTCGGGCCACGACCTGCCAGACGCGGGGCGGATGCGGGTGAACCCATGCCGCTTGCGGGCGATGTAATACCCCTCGGGCAGAATGACGGTGGCGCCATTGGCGGCAGTATAGCGGATCTGGCTGACCACGCTGGGCCGGACCGGCACCGTGATCTCCTGGCTCCAGCTTTCCAGCTGCAGTTCGAGGGTCTGTTCGCACAGCTTGAGCCCAGTCTGCTGCTCGAGTTCAGCCTGGGCCGCGTCCAGTTTAGCGCCGAGCAGAAGATCCTCGTCGCGGCCATCAAGCCGCAGCTGCTGGCGTGCTTCCTCGAGCGTCACGGCGCGGTCCTGTGGCGGCTCGAGCGTGACGATCTCGGACATTAGCCCGCCTTGGTGCGGTTTGCCCCGGCAGCCTTGCGGCTGATGGGTTCGTCGGCCTCGCCAGTGCCTCCGACTTCCGCTGCCAAGCCGCGCTCGATCAGCAATTTGGCGAAGTGGTCGTCGAGCTCGAAGGTCTGTCCGGTGAGCAGATTATTGGGGCTGACAGAACTGATATGGATGGTGTCGAGGGCTTTGAGGATCATAGTCTCTCTCCGGCAATGAAAGGGGCCGGTGTTATCCGGCCCCGATCAAAATCAGGCTGCAGTCGCAGCGGTAGCAGCGGCCGCGAAGTCGCCCTTCACGAAGGCCTCGGGGCGGTAGACCGCGAGCGCGAGACGCTCTTCGGCGAGCACCGTCACCAGGTTCTTGCGGAAGTTCTGGTCGTCCTCAGTCGAGATTTCGACCACCGCGTCCATGCGGTCGAAGATCTGCGCGCCCAGCTGAAAGGCACCGGCGAGGAACTTGCCAGATGCCATCGACTGGGTTGCGACCACCGGCAGCCCCCACAGCGTCGGTGACAGCGTGCCCTGCGGATTGCCGATGATATAGGCGCCGCTCGTATCCTTGAGCAGTTCAATGCCCGCCCAGTCAGCCGGGTGCAAAACCGCACCCGTCGCGAGAAGTTCGGACAGCGCGGACTGGAGCATCGCAAGACGCAGCACGTCGATCCGGGTCACCGGGGCCGGCAGCGAGATCGGCGACGAGAAGGCCGTGGCCTGGGTGTAGATACCATGCAGGTCAGTGCCCGTACCGCCGCCATTGAGCAGCTGGTTTTCCTCGACCAGCGCCAAGCCATAGGTCAGGCGTCCGTCGATGTAGGATTGCAGCATCGGCACGTCGTCGAGGATCTGGCGGGTCGCCAGCACCCAGTGGGCAATGGTGGTGACACTGCTGGTGACGACATCGAACTTGATGTCCGACTGCGGCTTGGTCGCGCCTGCCGTTTCAGAAACGGTCGCGGCCGCATTGGTGAAGCCGGTTTCCTTGACGTACTGGACGGCGTTGCTGTTGGTGCGGCCGGGGGTGAGCAGGTCGCGCACGGTCAGACGGCGCTGCCCCGGCGTCACAATGCCAGGCTGGCGATCCGGCACGATCAGGTCACCCGCCGAGCCATTGGCATCGCTGGTCAGCGACGAAATGATCGACTTCACCTCGACACTGGCACGGCCGCGTGCGGTCTTGCTGTTGAGGAACGGCTGGATCGCCTCGTTGGTCACGACCCGTTCGCCGAGCGTGCGGGCTTCGATGCGTTCGTCGTCCTGCTTCTTGCGGGCCAGCTTCTGCTCGACCTCATCGAGGCGGGCCTTGGCTTCATTGAGCGCGGTCAGCGCTTCATCGGCTAGCTGCTTGGTTGAGGCAGAAAGTTCTTCGCCCTTGGCGGCCTTGCCAAGTGCTTCCTCGGCGAGCGCCTTGACCTCGTCATGGCGGGTATCGAAGTCCTTTTTTACGGCCTGCTGCTGCGCGTCGAACGCAGCTTTCACTTCGCCGGCAAGCTGCTCGGCGCTCTTGGTGTCAGTCATGGGGTAGCTCCGTGGAGTGAGGTTCAGCCGCGGATTTGCGCGGCAAGTGCCGACAGGAAGTCGGTGGTGGTCTCACTGCCGGACTCACTCCGGAGCAGTGACTTGAGGCCTTTGCCCGCGATTGCGGTGGCCTGGCTTTTCGAGAACCCTGCCTCGCGCAGGAAATTCTCAAAATCGGGGAGCGACGGCAGGATCTGCCCGTCCGTCACGGTCTTGACCGCCGTCACCTTGGCCTCGGTATTCATGGGCATGGTGACGAGGCTGATTTCGCGAAGTTCAATCTTCTTGAGGCGCAGGACGCCGGCCTTGTAGGGATCTGGAGCGGCACCGCCCTTGGGGATGGTGTAGCCGATCGAGAGACCGCCGAGCGCGCCGTGCTTCAGCTTGCCATAGGCGCGCTGGGCAACCGGATCCCCGTCGAGGATCAGCTGGCCGCGCACGAACAGGCCGCGGTCATCCTCGAAGATGTCGCGCCAGACGCCGATCGGTTCGCGCTGGTCATGCTGCCAGAGCATCGGGATGCCCCAGCCTTCGGCGCGGGCCTTGGCTACGCTCTCCCGGAAAGCGCCCGGTTCGATAAGATCGCCGCCCTGGTCGACATTGCCGAAGGTCGAGGCGTAGCCCTCGAACTGCCCGGTGTCCTGCAGGTCACTGGATTTGAGGGTCAGGGTGAGATGTTTCATTTAGGGGGCTCCGATGGGGCATTCGCTCCGGTTGACGGCAGCAATCCTGCCTGACTGATGGGCACGTTCTGCATCTGCATGCGGGGGACATCGCCGCCTTCGACCGGCGGCAGGTTTTCGAGCGCGCGGACCTCGTTGATGGTCATCACGCCACTCCCCAGCATCGACTGGTAGAAGGAGGCACGCGCCGCGCTGTCGCCGCGCAGCAGACCTTCAAGGTTGAACTCGATCACGAGCCCCGCCTGCCGGTCGGCGGGAGAAAGCAGCTGCTTGGCAAGCGCCTGTTCGATACGTTTCAACCGCCGGCGTAGGGTGAACTTCTGGAACCCCAGGGTCTGTTGTTCGAGGCCAGTGCCCCAGCTGGTCGTCTTCTCGGTGTGTCCGACCATGAACGGCGGCACGCCAAAGAACCGGCAGACCTCCTCGACCGAGAAGGCCCGGCTTTGCAGCATCTGGGCATCTTCCGGGCTTATCGAGAGCTGGACCCAATCCATGCCCCGATCGAGCAGCATGGGTCGCCCGGCGTTGATCGCGCCGGCAAACTTCTCCTGCAGCAATTCCTCGGCCTGTTTGCGCTGGTCGAGGGTCAGCGTGTCAGCGGTCTTCAAGAGCCCCGAAGGCCGCACGCCGTTGCGGAAGGTATCGCCCGACGCCCGTTCGATGGCCTGTGCGAGACCGAAGGTCTGGCGGCCGAACGAAAGGGTCGAGAGCCCGCCCAGCGGATTGCCGCCGAAGCCCCGGATATGGAGCATGTTGTCCTGGCCGACGATGGAACGGACGCCATTGTCGGACCACTCATATTCGAGGCTTCCATCGCGCAGACGGCGGACCGTCATCAGCTCAGGCGCGATCGGAACGCTGAGCGCCACGACCCGGCCATTGCTGCCCCGGATGATCTCGGCATAGGCATTGCCGCTCAGTTCAATCGAAGCGCAAATGAACTCCCAGAAGTCGACCGCAGTCTGGTCGGCATTCGGGCTGTCGTGCAGGATCCGGTAAAGTGGATGGTCGGTCGCGACCATCCGCGCGCCGCCTTTGGTCCGATAGACCATGAGCGGAAGCGAGGCGATCGTGCCGGCCAGCAGGTTGACGCAGGCCCATGCTGAGGCGAGCCCCAGTACGGAGCTCGCCGAGACCACTTCGCCAGTTGTCGTCGTGCGGCCACCCGCCGCCTGCATCATCCGTGGGCCGGTGAGGCCGATGGAGCGCGCAATGTAACCAAGCGCCTTTTGCAGCAGGTTCATGATGCCAGGCTCTTCAGCCAGTCATCGATGGAGCCGGAGGTGTCGCCTGCCATCGCTACCCCCACTGCCATGCACAGCGCGACGGCTGCGTCGATCTTGTTGATGGCCCGCTGCTTGGAGAGCCACTTGTTGTCCCAGCGGTCGGTCTCGGTAACCGCCGACATCATTGCCGAGATGAGCACCGGATTGCGTTTAAGCCGGATACGGCCCTCAAGGATCAGTTCTTCCAGATGCCGAAGCGAGCCCGGCATCCACAGGCCCTCGGTCATCTCGCCCGCAGGTTTGGCCCGCTTGGTGCCGCCCTGCGGGTGTTCGACAAATGCGAGGTCGAGACCGAGCTCGGCGACTTCCTCTTCGAACCGGCGGAAGGCGTAGCGGTCGTAGGCGACCGCCTCGACCCGGTAGTCCGAGGCCATCTCGGCGAGCGCCTGTGCCACATGGCGAAAGCTGATGTTCTCGCCGGCCGGCGCATTCAGAAATCCGTCTGCGACCCAGAGGTCGTAGGGCTGCTTGTCGCGCAGCACGCGTGCGCTGAGCGTGTCGCCCGGCGTCCAGACCTCGACCCATGCGTCAAAGCAGGGTTTGCCGTCTTTCTCGCCATTGCGCTGAACGGCAGCCAGCGCGGTCAAATCCCGGTTCTGGCTGAGGTCGAGCCCGAGCCAGACGGACCCACCAGCTTTGGGTTCGAACTCTGCAAGCAGCGGCTCGAGCGTGGAGCGCGCCATCCAGGCGGTCTCGGCATCGGTCCACACACAAAAGTGCAGCCGCAAGATGCCGTTCAATTGCCCCGGGATGGCTTTCGCCTGCGCCACGACTTCCGAAAGGTATTGCGCGGTGATCGTGACACCGAGCAGCGGGTTCGCTTTGATCCAACAGCTGGGGTCAGTCAGCGGGTCGTCGCTCTCGTCAAGCCCGCAAACATAGCTGAACGTCGTGTCGTCGATGACCTGACCCTGAAACGTCGGATCGGTCACAGCATCGGGATTGCCAGCCGCCACTCGGATCGCGTGTTCGTGTTCCTCCCATGCGACCGAATTGCGATCCGAGCCCGAGTTTGTGATCATGAACAGCAGCGGATCGCGGCGGAACTTGAAGCCACGCTCCAGCATCTCGATGATCGAGCGATCGGGAAGCTCGTGGACCTCGTCCGCCAGCACAAAGTACGGCCGCGGGCCAGAGCCGGTTTTGCCGGTATCGCGCGACACCGGGCGGAAGAAACTCCCGCTGGCCAGATGCGCGATGTTGAACTCGCGTCCCGGTCCGCCCGAGAACTCCAGCCGCCGTGCCAGCGCCGGTGATTGCCGCACCATCCGCACCGCATCGCGGAACAGGATGTTGGCCTGCTCCTTCTTGGCCGCGGCCGCATAGATCTGGGCGCCCGCTTCCTGGCAGGCGGTCATTCCGTAAATGCCGATGCCGCCCGCGACCGGTGACTTCCCGTTGCCCTTGCCTTGTTCGATGTAGGCGCGGCGGAACCGGCGACGGCCGTCCTTGCGCTTCCAGCCGAACAGCGAGCCGACGATGAACGCCTGGCTCGGCTCAAGCCGGAAGGGTTCTCCTTCGAACTGGCCTTCAGAGAGCTTCAGCACCTCCTCGAAAAAGGCGAAGGCGTGACCCGCCGCATCATGGTCGAACCAGATGCCATCCTTGCGCTTCAGATCCGCAATGTGGCGTTTGCAGGCATTGCGGACATGCGGCCCGGCGACAATCTCGCCTGCGACCACCGCTTGGGCGTAGGCCAGCGTCCGGTCAGGCGAAGAAGCGGTCGGCGGGGTCCGTGCCTTCTTCTGGCGGCTGGGCCGCGATCCTGCTCCTGGCACTCGGCGTCATCCCGAATTCTGCGGCGTAACGCATCAT